TTGCCCGTGGTGGTGGTGGCCTTAAAGCCATTGTTCACACCCGTCTTGACCATCTGGAGATGGCCGAACGTGCGCGTTGCGTCCCCTGAAACATTGATAGTTTCATCAAGGAAGCCCTTGGGCTTGTTGCTGCCGTTGCCGCCAATGAATGCCGCGCCTTCTGCATAAGCAAATTCGGTGGCAATTTCAGAGGTCAGCCACGCCGCTGCATCGAAGAAAACATCTTCAAGCATGGTTTCCGTAGCCTGCGGGAAAGCGTAAAGCTCACCAACCGGCGGGGCAACTTCCCGAAGCTGCGGGGAGTTGGTTTCGGGGCGCGTGGCGGTTTCAGCAACCCAGCCCGAAGCGGTGCCGCGAACGTTTACCAGCTTCTTGTAATCAGGGGTGCCAACCTGCACGACATTGGCCACAGTACGAACCGGCGAAATAAGCTTCACCAGATCGAGAATAGCCGTGTCAATCAGCTCAGGAACTGCAAACCCGCCGGTTGCGCCGGTCGTGGTCGTCAGGCTCTTGAACTGCTCGGAGTTCTTCCATTCCACGCGGTCATTGCGCTGGTCGCGCATGTAACCAGAAAGCGCCTGCTTGTATTCGTCGCTGTTGAGCTGTTCGCCAGCCTTAGAAAACAGCGCCGAACGGCGGACGGCCTTCATTTCGTCATGAATTTCAGAAAGCGCGTTGTTAATGCGCGCAACTTCTTCCTTGCGCACAACGTCAGACGTGGACTTTTTAATTTCCTCAGCAATAACGCTGTCATTCTTGGCCTTAAATTCTTCAAAGGCCCGTGCCTGCTGGTCTAGCAGGCTCTTAATTTCTTCGCTCATGATTTAACCTTTCAAAATGTTGATGTTGCGGCGGAGCAATTCCGCCAGTGCATCAGCATCCTTGCCGGCGTCCCGCTCGGCAACAAAGACGCCTTTAGCCAGTGAGGCAATTGCCTTAGCTTGGCTGTTTGAAAAACGCCGACCTTCCCGGAGGGCATCTTCAAATTCTCTTTCGGTTTTAATATGACCCGCTGTCTTAACCGCAGAAACTCGCGCTTCCGGATTCATAGGGTCATTAACGAGACTGACTTCAATAAGCTGGGCGCTTTTAATAACCCGGCGCTCTTCGCTGTTATAGCCGCCGCGCGCGCTTTCCTTAACGCGATAGCCAATTGACAACCCGCCAATCGCGCCATCTTTCATCAGCCTGTAAAGGTCGTTTCCGAGCGTTGTTTCGGAAAGCTTGCCTTCAACCCGCAAGCCGTATCGATCCTCCTCCATGGCTTTCCAGACGCCCACAGGCATTACAGGACCGCCGCCTTGTTGGCCGTGCTGGTAAAACATGGCCGGCATTCTGCCCGCTGCCTTGTAGCCCGCCAAAGTCTCGCCAAAAGCGCCAGGCAAAATTTTGTCGCCGCCTAGATCAACATTGTTGAAAACCGCGCCGTATCCAGAGAAAGTCTTTTCTTCTGTGCCCCCATCAGAAAACTTTAATTCGGTCAGGGTAAAACCGGCATAAGCGGCGCTCTTCGATTCCACATCGTCGGATAGCTCGCCAAGCACCACGCCAACACCCTTAAGCGCCGCTTCCGCAGATGCCCAGTCGGCTGCCTCAATCCGATCAAAATCGGGATGGCCATCAATTAGATAAATCATTCCACAGCCTCCGAACGCGGCCCAAACAAATTAACAGCCGGGGTAAACTCATCAAGAATAGGGTTGTTGACGCGCGCCAGATCCATGCCTTCTCTCATTTCATTCCCCGTTACAGCGCCATTTTGCCTAAGCGTCGCCAAGACATTCACGCGATCTTGCGCCGTGCCACGAACAAGAACTTGCTCGACAAGCTCAATTGAATAGCCTTCTTGCAATTCAACAGGAGTTAGCAAAGCAGCTTCCGCCGATTGTTCAAAACGCTCAAACCATGGGCCAAGAGTGTGAGTCACATGCGCAATCAAAAGCTGCTCAACACTGGCGTAAGCCATGTTGTTCATTTGATGCATGACCATAACCGGGTTAACGCGAAACACCCGGCAAACTTCTTCGATCAAAAACCTGCGCGTTTCAATATATTGCGCTTCGTCGGCTTTTAGCTCATGCGGCTTAAACGTCACGCCTCCAGACAAAAGCGCTGTTTGCAGACGGTTGCCAGCGCCCTGGTGAACAGCGCTCCAAGTTTCTTTTAATTGCGCAATCAATTCCGGCGTTGCAGTTGTCGGAATTTCAAGATGCCCAGACAGTCGAACGCCATTAGCAAACATTTCGCTGCCAAAGCTTTCAGTGGCAATTGCCAGGCCAATTGCGTTGCGCGCGATTCTAACCATGTCAAGGCCGGCGTAACCGTTCCAAGACGGCCCCCTGAAATGCCACATCATGCTTTCAGGAACTTCAACTTCTGCCGTCTTGTCCGTAATCTTCACCCAATAACGGACAGACAAATCTTGCTGTTGCTCAAAACGCACATATTCAGGCGGGATAGGCAAAATCTCAGTAAGGCGCCCGCGCGGATCTCGCATTTTAAGCGCAAACGCATTGCCTGTCAGCAAGGCGTAATAAAGCATCTGTTCCCGAAATTCAAAACTGGTCTGGCGAGGATTTGGGAATCTATACAGCAAAGGATACAAAGGATGCGTTTTTGCAGGTTGTTTTGCGCCGTTTTCATCATCAAAAAACAGTTTGCAAGGAACTTGCGCTACGCCTTCTGCAATAACTTTGACGCAAGCTAAAACTGCTGTAACCTGTATGGCTGTTCCAGTATTGACGGCAACACCAGATTTTGCCGAATATTCTTGCAAATAAGCTGCAAACCCCGGCGAGCCAGGCACAGGCAAATAAGCCGCCTTTGCTTCAACATCGTCAGCAGAAGGCCAAAAAGTGTCCCGCAGGACTTCGATAACGCCCATTACAGCACGTATACCATAGGTTCTGCAACTGGCTCAATCTTTTCAGCCATACTTGCCGCTCCTAATGCCATCACAAGCGCCACCATACCATCTATTCGGCCTGTTGACTTGCTTTTATCTAATTTGCGATTGCCCGCAGGATCTTTAATGACAACCGCATTGCTTGCACACATGTTTAACACAGGATGACCGCCATGATTCATGCGCTCATGCAGCGCGGCTTCTTCAACAGCCTGCACAGCCGGCGACATAGACGCGTAGCCCTGCCCAAAATCCAACAACGGCAAATCAACACCTAGCCGGTCCAGCTCTGTCCGCAACAGCGCCATGCGGTAGCGGTCAAACGCCAGACGCTCTAACGCCACGCCGCTGGTCACTTCTGCAATCTTGGCCGCAACCCAATCCAGCGCCACAGACTTGCCCGGCGTCGTTTCTAGATGCCCTTGCTTTACCCACAAATCATATGGCACCCGGTCGGCTTTAGACCTATCAGCTACCAAATCTTCTGCCATCCAAAACCAGCATTTAATATGCCAGCGGTTTTGGTAAAACGCCGCCATTACAAAAGCGGTCAAGTCAGTTGTCTGCGAAAGATCAAGACCCGCAAACACGCGCCCCAGCCGAAACGCTTCGTCATCAACCAGCCCAGAATTGGCCTGCCACACATCCCGCGCGATAAACGGATTGTAGACCGTCACCCGCTGATTCAAATGCAGCCAGCGAAACGTATTCTCCGCGTCTGGCATCCTGGCGGCTTTTGCAGAGCCGTCCACAAGCTCCGCACGAGACTTGAACAGCCCCAAAGCAGGATTAGCCAGCTTCCATGCGCTTTCGTCGTCTAAGGCCGCTTCTTGGGGCGCTCTGTAAACATGACAAACAGTGGCCGGGTGTTTAGCTTCCGCCGCGTCGTCAATCAGCCGGTTAAACAAATCCCCATCAGTCGCGGCCTGTGTGCTAATCCAAATCTCCAACGGGTTTTCATATGCACCTTGGCTGGTCGTGATAGCCTCAAAAAAAGCGTTGTAAGGCCCGCGAACCTGCCCGGCCTCGTCAAGGATGGCTACCAGCGGCGAGCCGCCGTGCGCCGTAGATCCCTCCGCTGCCAGTGCCTCATATTCCACGTTGCACAAAAGCCCCACTAGCTTTTTGCTAGACGGAATAGCCTTTACCTTGCCTTGCAACGTAGGAGACAACGCCGCCATTTTTGCAGCGTAATTGTAAACCTCTCCAGCTTGCTTGCGTGACAGCGCGCCAGATGACAAGCGGCTGTTCAACTGCGCTTCCGGCCCCACCAGAAACACCAGCACCAATATTGCGATCGTGCCGGTCTTGGCGTTTTTCCTAGCAGTTGAAAGAATAGCCCGTCGCGTTGGAATAGGATTATCAAATACGCTGTAGAAAAAATCTTCTTGAAACCCTGCAAGCTTTAGCGGCTTTCCTACAAGTTTTCCTTCTGGCACCACCAAATGTTTTTCAGCAAAAGCCATTGCTCTTTCGGCTCTTGTCAAGCTGGTAGGCTTTAATTTTCTCCAATTGCGTTTTTTAATAATTGGCCCCGACAAAATAGCCGGATTAATTGAAAGCAGGCCGCCCGATGAAGTCATCTTCAATTGTTAAACCCGCCTCTATGGCTTTAGCTTGATTGCGCCTCTTGCCAACGTCTCTTGCCTCACCGCCACTTGCGCGCGCGTGAAGTGACAAGTTGCGACGTAAACTCATTACGCTGTTAGTCAAGTCCCGTGCAACACCATGGCGCGGATTTGCAATTGCTTTCCCGTTCATTTCCAAAACATAGCCTTCAAGGCGAAGCGCGTTACGCTCCGTTTCCAAGTCCGCCATGGCTTTAGAAAGTTGCGCAGCAATTTCTAACTGGTGCGGCGTCCATTCAGATTTTGCAAACTCACTAACGACTGAGTTCCAGTAAGGCCAATCGCACTTGTCAAGAACAATATGCGCAGGAGGCATAACCTCTTTAACCAAACCGGCAGCCGTCGCGACTGCGCCCGCCACGCTGTCAATTCTTTGCCGCTTCATCGGTTTTCCTGTGTTAGCAAAAGAAAAAGACTCAATCCGCACGCACAATCCATCGATGGGAACAGAGGTCGTTCCGAAAGCAG